AGTTGTTAAAGTTTTAGTTGTCTCAGTTCCTGCTGATGATCTGATAATTACTACTAAATCTGTGTCCGCAAAAATTTTGAAATTGTAGGCAAAGGTTGTGGTTGAACCATTACCATTGTGAGATGATTTTATTATCGTTGTAGATACTGTCATAGTTATCCTATATATTATATGTTAGTTTATTCAATATCATTTTCTTCGCTTACAGGAAATAAATCTTTAGTAAGGCTGTCATCTCCTTTTCCAGCTCTAGTTTTAAACTTCTGTTCTCTTGCTTTATTTATCTTTTTAGCAGTTTCTGGGTATACTTTCAACATCTCTATATAGGCTGCTTTCTTATAAGCACTAAAAATCCTATCTATCATAAACTCTTTACCACCTTCAAATGTAACATCACCCTCTGATGCTTTTTTATAACTATCAGTTTTAAATAAATCAGATAGTTGTTCTTTTAAATTTTTACCATCTATTTTTACTTTACCAGTATTTTCTAATAAATATTGATAAGCAGATGATCCAGTAAATCTATATTCTTTAGTTAAATCAACAACTTTAAATTTTATTTTTTGAGGATTTTCTAATGGTATTCTAAGTCTAGCAATTTCAAATGTAACAGGATCAGTTTTAACATCTGATTTTCTACCAACTAAACTTGGTCCTTGAAACCAAAAAGAATAAGATGCTATTCCATCAGGATTTAAATATAAAGAACTTGGATTTTTTTCAATAGGTTCACCTGTAAGTATATCAACTCTAGGGTCTATTGAATCTGTAAATGGAGTATTTTTTAAAACTTCATCAACAAAACTTCTAGTTTCATAAGAAGCACTATCTGGTTCTAATAAACCGGGTATACCTTGCCTTCTAAGTGAAGCAAAAGGAATATAGTTACCAATAACAGTACCTGCAAATCTTGAAACTTTATTTTCAGTTGGATCAGATATAACTTCGAGTGCATCTGATATACCTCTTAAATATGTTTTATTAGTCAAATTTTTCATAACAGTTAAAACAGCAGAACTAAAAACATCTTCTTTTTGTTGATCGTTTAGATTTCCTACATTTTCTATTATATCAGCTACAATACCTAATGGAAAAAAACGAGGGTCCATTCTATTATATTGCTTGTAAGTAACAGTTCCATCTTCATTTTTTTGAGCTATTGAATAAGGTTGCCAACCAAGTTGAAGCCATTGTTTTTTAATTCTAAAATCACTTGGTCCACTACCAGTTATTTTAGGATATGAGTTACCATTCTCATCTTCAACTCTTTCTGTTGCAAGAGAAAATCCATACATTACTGTAGCCATACCTAAAAATTGTCTACCTAATACTTCTGCTCTTGCTCTTCTATCTCCACTATTCCATAAATCTCGATTTTGTTTTGTAAATAAACCAAGACCGGGAACTCTATTTCCAAAGTGTCGCCAAAGGTTAGTTGGTGTTCTAATAAAAGGAGCTAAAAATCTAAACTCTGGTGCAGCATTTAAAAATGTTTGTATTTTAGAACCAAGATCAAGATATGTTCCACCTTTTAAAGTGTTTGTATAAGTAGAAACTCTTGCATATTGTAGTGCTTCTTCATTAATAGGATTATCTTTTATATTAGCATGACCATTTTTATCATAACCTTCATTAAAAATTTTTTTAATATTATCTTTACCTTCTTTAGAATATATTGATAAACCTCTTTCCATAGTATTATCTAAAGCATTAGTATATAACCTACCTCTATAATTAATTTGTTTTAAAAACTCATCACCTGTCATTAATAATCTTGAAGGTAATTCTAATAGTATACCAATATAATCTGCTATTGTTCCAGCAGCTCCTTCAAATCCTAAATTAGCTCCACTAATAGGTCTAACAGCTTTACCACCTACTACTTGTAAGTTATCTTGTGTTCTTTGCAAAGGATCAAGAATTGCATCACCTTGTCTTAATGCTAAAGCTACAGCTTTCATTGTATCACCAAAATTGAGCATCATACCTCTGTATTGTGCAAAACCTAATAACACTGATTTTAAATCTGCTCTTGCAAAACCACCTCCAGCTATTTCTAATGGTCTAATAAATGCTTCATACATACCAGATTTAATATTAAGTGCTTGAGTAAATACACCTGATAAAAGTGAATTAATATAAAGTGAATTAAAAACTTCTACAGTTCTTTGATACTTTGTTTTAGCAACAGCATTAATTACTTCTTCTGGTTTTTTATTTTTAATATTTTTAGCAATAGCTGCTGC